CATCAGAAAATACTGCAGCATTACAGATGCAGTTACCTAAAGCATTTCCTGAACAGAATCATGACGCTCATATGAATGCACATATGGCATTTATTAAAACTAGAATGGTTCAATCTAATCCTCAAGTGTATGCGTTGTTACAGGGACATATTTCTGAACACGTTAGTTTAAAAGCTAAAAAACAAGTATGGGAAGCATTTATGCAACAACCTGAATTAGTACAATTACAACAGACTAATCCAGAAGAATTTCAAATACAATACGCAGCAGCTGTTGCGGATCAAGTTGTATTATTAACTAATGAATTAGTAAATCAAGAGATGCAGTTTTTAGGTAAAATGAACCAAGATCCATTAGTTATGTTAAAACAAAGAGAACTAGATTTAAAAGCACAAGACATTCAACGTAAAGCAAAAGAAACTGCTGAAAGATTAGAAGTAGAAACTAATAAATTCCAAGCACAACAAAATATAGCAGAAGATAAACTAGACTTGGCAGAAGAGATACAACGTGGTAAATTAAAACTACAGAAAGAGCAGGCTCAGGAAAAAGGAGATAAATAATGGCCAGAAACCCTCATGAACTAACACAACAAAAAACAACTGGAACTGTTTCCGGAAGACCTAATCCTCATACAGATACAGGATATTCTCACGTAACAAAAACTACTACAACTCCTACAGGTGGTAATGGTGGTACTAGTGGTAATACAACTCCTACACATAATCAATGGAAAGATGATACACCTTATAAAAATATTGTTCCTACTGTTGGACCCCTAAGCCTCGCAATAAATTTTGCAAATAAAAAGTCTTATAAAGACAGACAAAAATATGCAACTAAACATGGATTAGCAAGAGAGTATTATATTGGCAATCAATATAATCCAGATCCTTCAAAACGAACTTTAAAACCTAATTCACCAGAAGGAAAAGAATTTTTAAAAGACGCTGGTTATGGTAAAACACCACCTACAAAGACTGGTGGAGAAAACGGCGGTATTAAATGTCCAGATGGAACACCTCCTCCTTGTCCTACTCCTACAGCAGTAAAACCAGCCAAACCTGCAATTACTCCCTATCAACCTTATTACATGGGTTTTGATTTTCAGGAACCAAAAAGTTATAAAAAAGGAGGTTTATCTGGTGGTAAAAGATATGGACCTCCTCCTAAAAAAGGACCTAATCCTCATGGAAAATGTCCTTTTAGAGAAGATGGAATACGTGGAGTAGGTGCTGTTCAACGAGGAAGAGGGGTTAAATTTGTCGGGGTTAAATAATTTAGCTTATTTTGCCGGTATTTTAGACGGCGAAGGTAGTTTTTTTAAAGAAAAAAACAGAGGCAAACATTATTACCCTACAATTTCATGCGAAATGACTGATAAAGATGTCATTTTAGCATTAAAAAAGTATTTTAAGGTAGGTCACGTTAATGAATTCCCTCCAAGACAAAAACATTGGAAAACTTCCTACCGTTGGAGAGTTAGAGGAGCCAGTGCCATAGAGATATTGAAAGTAATTAAGAAATATCTTAGTATTAGAAGGAAAGAAAAAATAAAAGTTTTAATTAAGGAGTTTCCAAATGTGGCTAAGCGCAATTAAATTAGCAATTAACGCTGGAAGTAAAATTTATGCTAACAAGCAGAAGACGAAGATGGCTATGTCAGATGCACAATTGATGCACGCTGAACGACAAGCGCGTGGCGAGGAATCTTACCAGGGAAAATTATTAGAAGCTCGTCAAAACGACTATAAAGACGAGGTGGTCCTTGCGATTTTGACCCTGCCAATTTTGGTGCTTGCATATGGGGTCTGGTCGGACGATCCGGCAGCTATGGACAAAATAAATATTTTCTTTGAGCACTTCCAATCTTTGCCAAAATGGTTTACAAATCTCTGGATTCTTGTCGTGGCGAGCGTTTTTGGTATTAAGGGAACTCAAATCTTCAGGAACGGCGGAGGTAAAAAATAATGCCATTCAGATCAGAAAAACAACGTAGATATTTATGGAAACATGAGCCAAAGATAGCTCGTGAATGGACTGATGAATACGGAAGTAAACCACAGCCTAAGAAAAAAGCTGAAGGTGGAACAATAAGAAAAAGACACGCTACAGGACGTAATACAGCATATGAACTAGCAGATTTTCTTAAAGCCGGAGATAGAGTAACTTCACAAGATATTAAACGAGCTCAAACAGTTCTAAAAGGTAAAAGTAAAAATGAATGGAAAGCGCTTCAAATAACACTTGAAAAACAAAAAAAAGGGAGAGCCTTACTAGATGCACACAAGAAAACTCCTTCTTATTCTAAAGGAAAAGAAAAAGCTAAAGAGCATAAAGAAAAAATAACAAAATTGGGAAAGAAAGCTTTGGGTTATGTAGATGGGTGGTTAGGCAAGAAAAAAGGTGGAATAACAAGCGTTCCATTTTTAAGAGGCAGATCAGGCTCAGGTAACATTAAAGCTTGGCGTGGTAAAGAAGGGTGGAAAGAAGCTCAAAGATTAAAAAAGAAACTTACCGTTACACCAGCTGATGTAATGGGATTAAAAAAGAAACTTACCGTTAGCGACAAATTAAAAATGCAGGACAGAGGTGTAATTAATAAAAAAACAGGAAGACTTTTCCCTGAACATGAAAGGGCTTTAAAAAGCTTATCAAAAAAAGAATTAAATCAACTAATTAAAACAGGACAAAACCCTAGATCTCGTCCATCAAAACCAGGATTTGGTCTTTCTAAAAACCAATGGAAAAAAAATAAAAAAACAACTACACAAGAAGGTAAATATTTTAGAGATAGAGGTTTTAAAAAAGGTGGAAGTATTAAAAAAAATGGACCTGTTCGTCCAATACATATTCCTTGGGACTCACAAAAAAAGAAACAAGCTGGTGGTCTAGCGAGAAGACCAAAACCAGACACAAAACATAATCCTCATATGGAACCTTATCATGGTAGTTATATATCTGGCAAAGTCGACGGAAAAATGTTATCAAATCCTTCATTAAGAAAATATTACAAAGGGCTAATCTAATTTGTGGATTACCATACAATCAAATTTATTCAAAATAAACTCCTAAAACCTAGGATAGACGCTCTAACACAGAAGCTAAAATTAGGTGTTGACACGTTCGACGAGTATAAGTATATAATAGGACAAATCAGATCGAATGAAGATCTGCACAGGGACTTACAAGACCTGCTGAAGAAACAGGAGCCAAATGAAGACACAGACCAAGGAAGTACCGAAGCATAAAGAAGGTTTGCTTAATGCGTACAAATCAGAAGAAGAAGTAAAAAAACTATATTTAGATCCTCATGCAATTGATAAGACGTCTCTTGATAGACTTCCTCAACCTACAGGATATAGAATTTTAGTTTTACCTTATAGTGGTCCTAAAAAAACCAAAGGTGGAATTCTTCTATCTGATAAAACTCAAGAAACCATTCAAATGACCACCGTGTGTGCGTACGTGCTACGAGTTGGACCATTAGCTTACAGAGATAGTTGGAGATTCCCAACTGGTCCCTGGTGCAAGAAAGGAGATTGGGTAATCTTTGGAAGATATGCTGGTTCTCGTTTCAAGATAGAAGGTGCTGAAGTTCGAATACTAAACGATGATGAAATCATCGCAACTATCAGTAATCCAGAGGATATACTGCATTTATACTAGGAGATAAATATGTCACAAACACAATTAAATAAAGGAGATGTTGAAGTAGACTTAGATACAGATGATGTAAAAGCTCAAAATGTACAAGTTGAACCAGCTAAAGCTGAACCTGAAGATAAAGAGGTTAGTTTACAAAAAGAGGAAGTAGAACAAGAAGGTGCAGAAATCAATAGAGATAAAACACCTATTGACGTTGTAACTGAATCTAAATTTAAAACTGAAGAAGATGATGGTTTTGATTTAAACAAAGCATCAGATTCTGTTCAAAAAAGAATAAATAAACTAACTAAACAAAGACGTGAATCAGACAGAAGAGCTGACGCAGCGTTACAGTATGCTCAAGGTTTAAAAGCAGAAATTAAACAATTTCAAAGTCAGTATCCTAAAATGGAGGAAAACTACTTAAATGAATTTGAAAAACGACTTCAAACAGATGAGGTTGCAGCTAATACTTTATTGCAAAAAGCAATAGAAGGACAAGATGCAAAATCAATTGTTGATGCAAATCAAAAACTTACGCAGTTAGCTATTGAAAAAGAAAGGCTATCACAGACTAAGTTTTTGAAGGAACAAGAGGCTAAACAACCAACAGCTGATATGATTCCGGCTCAGCCAGTCACCCAACCACAGGGACCAAGCTTAAAAGCTCAAGAATGGGCTGAAAATAATCCTTGGTTCAATGAGGACGATGTTATGCACGATGCTGCTATAGCTATCCACAAAAATATACTATCAAGTGGGGTTGCAGGAGACTCAGATGAGTACTATAACCAACTAGATAAACGAATTAGGAATTATTTTCCTAATAAGTTTAATCAAACTCAGGAGCAAAGGAGACCCGTCCAAACCGTTGCACCTGCTGTGCGTAACCAAGGTGGACGCAAAACCGTGAGACTCACCAAATCACAAGTAGCGATAGCTAAAAAATTAGGGGTGCCACTAGAGGAATACGCGAAATACGTTAAATAGGAGATATTATGAAAAAAAATAATACAACGTCATCGCGCGAGTCCGAGATGCGTGATAAAGTTAAAAGAAAAACAGATTGGACTCCACCATCAAGTTTAGATGCTCCGCCTGCACCTTCAGGCTATGTTCAGAGATGGATTAGAGCAGAAACCATGGGTTTCATGGATTCAGCAAACGTCTCTAAAGCTTTAAGGGAAGGTTGGGAATTTGTCAGAGCCGAAGACATAGTTAAAGAAATCGGCCCACATGACTACCCAACAATTCAGGATGGAAAACATAAAGGGATCATCGGGGTTGGTGGCCATTTGCTTGCAAGGATACCGGAAGAGATCATGCAATCGCGGAAAGAGTATTTCGAGAACAAAACTCGCGATCAAATACAAGCCGTAGATAATGATCTTATGAAGGAGCAGCGACCTGAGATGCCAATCAATATTGAAAGGCAATCAAGGGTGACCTTTGGTGGTGGTTCGAAAAAATAATTTTTTTGGTATCACTACTGAGTAAATTAACATTAACTAACTAAGTAGAGGACTACGACATGGCAAACGATACAGGAAATTTCGGTTTAAGAGCTAGTAGACAGTTAGATGGTTCTCCATACAATGGTGCACAAAACAGATATCGTATTCTAAAGAATTATGGAACTGCGATATATCAAGGTGACTTAGTAAAAACTTCGCTTAATGGAACAATCCAAAGAGCAGGTGCTACTGATAATCCGGTTGTTGGTGTATTCAATGGAGTATTCTATACTGATCCTACAACATCTAAGCCGACATGGAAAAACTATTATCCTGCTTCGATATCTGCAAATGATATTATGGCTCAAGTTATCGATGGTCCAGATGTTGTGTTCGAAATAAACGCGGACGCAACTTTCACTGTTTCACATTTATTTGCGAATTACAAAATAAATGCAACAACTGGTGATACAACATCTGGTCAAGGTAGAGAGAGTCTTGATGTCGCTACTGCAGATTCATCTTCAACTTTCGTTTTGAAAGCTGTTGATATATCGCAAGACCCGGATAACTCTGATACGACTGCTTCATCTGGAGTAAACGTATTGGTTGTAATCAACGCACACTCGTACAAGTCTGGTACTGTTGGACAAACATAATAGGAGCATAATATGGCTATATCACGAGCACAGCTAGTTAAAGAACTAGAACCTGGTCTGAATGCATTGTTTGGACTAGAGTACGACAGGTACGACAACGAAGCTGCAGAGATTTTTCAAACAGAAACATCTGACAGAGCTTTCGAAGAAGAAGTAATGCTTTCAGGATTTGGTAGCGCAGCTACTAAAGCTGAAGGTGCATCGGTGACTTTCGATGACGCAAAAGAAGCGTTCACTGCAAGATACACTCACCAAACAGTTGCACTAGCATTCTCTATCACTGAGGAAGCAATCGAGGACAATCTTTATGACAGACTCGGCAATCGTTACGCAAAAGCGTTGGCACGTTCAATGGCTAATACCAAACAGGTTAAAGGAGCTGAAGTACTTAACAGTGCATTCAGTACTTCTCAACTTGGTGGTGACGGTGTTGTTTTATGCAGCACAGCCCACCCAACTGTTTCAGGTACTGACCTGGTGAACACTTTCACAACTCAAGCAGACTTAAGTGAGACTTCATTAGAAGACGCACTTATTAAAATTGCTGCTTTCATTGATGAGAGAGGATTAAGAATCGCTATTCAAGGTAGAAAATTGATAATTCCAAAAGAATTACAATTCACTGCTGAGAGAATCTTAAAATCTCCATTAAGAGTTGGAACTGCTGACAATGACATTAACGCTATTAATGCAATGAACATGATACCTGAAGGCTACAGAGTAAATCACTTCTTAAACGATGTGAATGCTTTCTTTATCATTACAGACACACCTAATGGCTTTAAACATTTTGTCAGATCACCATTAAGAACTGCAATGGAAGGTGACTTCGATACTGGTAACGTTAGATACAAAGCTAGAGAGAGATATTCTTTTGGATTCTCAGACCCTAGATGCGTATTTGGCTCATCTGGATCAAGTTAAGCCTACTAATCAAGCTTAAATTTATAAAAGGGGCGGAGTGTTTACTTCGCCCCTTTTTTTATATATACTTTCCCCACTATACAATTATTATAATAGATGTAGACGAGTATAGTCGACGGCCTAGAGCCTACATCTTATAAACTAGGAGGATAATTATGGGTACAACTACATTTTCCGGACCAATTAAAGCCGGAACAGTAAGAGAAGGTGCCAGCGCTAACGTTGGATTCACCGTTATGACACAATCAGCAGCAATTACGGAACTTGCTGCTAGTACAGCTAGCTCTATTATTATTCCAGCAAACAGCCAAATCACAAATATGTATGTTTTGGTACAAACTGCTTGGGATGGTGGAACTAACACAATTGATGTTGGAACATCTGCAGATCCAGATCTGTATGTTGATGGTTTAGCTACTAGCTCTTTGGGAAACCATAGAGTAACAGCAGCAGCTACTGGAACAGAAGCAAATTGGAAAGACGTTGGTACATCTGACGTTACTATCTATTATGACTCTGTTGCAACCGGTAATGGTGTTGGTGTTTTGACTGTTGAATATATTCAAAACAGAAACTTTTAATCAATAATTAAGGAGCTCTTTCGGGAGCTCCTTATATTAAGGAGAAATTTATGGCAGCAAATATATTTGGATCATCAGAAGATGTTACATCTTCTTACCAAAATGCAGAAACAGGTACTATTAGATCAGGTAGAACTAGAGTATACGGAGTATATCTAGATAGTAATACTGTAGCTGGTGATTTTCATTTAAGAGATGGCGGAGCGAGCGGAACTATAAAATTTAAAATAAAAACTCCTGCAGTTGCAGAAGCAATTTATGTTCCTTTTCCAGGTGCTGTTTTATTTGAAAGCGATGTGTACTGTAATTTTACTACAGAACATATTAAAGCAGCTACTGTTTTTCACAGTAAGTAATCAGGAGGATCAATGAAAAAGTTGTGGAATAAATTTATTGCTTGGCTTTTTAGTTGGCAGAAAGATGGCAAATAAATGTAAAAATTGCCACTGTGATTGTCATTGTAAAAGCGAACTACATGTACCGGATAGTAGTTTAGATACTGGCGGAGCATGTACTTGTGAAAATTGTGAATGTAAACGAACTTATAAAAAAGAAAAAGATCATGGCACAGACATATCTTTTGAAAACGAAGTAGTTTATGATTGAAAAATTAATGACATTATTGGTTGGAATCCTCCTGGCGTTAGCTGGTTGGACTTTGACTCGTACTTTTGAGCTATCTACTAAACAAGCAGTTCTTTTAAATCAAGTAGATCAATTAGAATTTAGTGTGCAAATGTTGGAAGAAAAAATGAATAAGATGATGGATTCAGATGAAGAAATTATGGAACAACACGAAT